TTTTTTTTCTTATATCTAAACCACTGTAAAACTCTATTCTGTCTTTTATATAGTTTAGGTCTTTTAGTTGTCTCTCTGTCATACTGTTCCTTTTATAGTAAAGTCATTTACATCAAAGTCCTCTCTTTTGTACTCTTCATATATTTCTATAGCTCTTTGTACTTGCTCCTCTCCCACTTCATAAAACTCCTTAGAAACATCCCATACAGCTATATCTAGATTTTTCTTATCTATACATAAAAATTTAAAGTCCTTATAACTACACTTAAAGAGGTTACAATAGATATACACCTGTAGGAAGTATCTAAACTTGTAAGCTGATCTATCAAAGTTTCTCACATCAATAGTAGTTTTTAAATCTACAATACCTCCAGAGTTCTTTAGGATATCAGCCTTAGCTCTAAAAGGATAGCCAAAAAGATTATCTACTGCTGGTATCTCAGTTCTACTATCTCTCATCAGCTCCATAGCTCTAGAGTTTTTACTCATTGCATCTACTAGCCTCTCACAGTCATTTCTTTCTTTAGCTGTAAATACATCTGGATACTCTGCCTTAGCTTCTTTAAACTTTTTTGTATTCTTACTCTGTACATCTACAAATACAATATCCTCTAGTTTCTCTGGCTCTAGTAGGTAGGTATGAAACAACCACCCATCTCTAAGAGCTTGGGAGCTAGACTCATTCCCATAAGTCATAGCATAGTGATAGCTTTTAGGACTATCTAGAAGTAGTTTTAAATTACTAGATGAGAAAGCTGTCTTACCTAAGTAGCCATAGTAAAACTCATCTGAGTAAGCATTGTCTATTAATTCACTTTGTTGATGGATAGTATTATCCAGTAGTTTTATCTCCATTGTTCTCTATTTTTTCTATTCTTATTTTTACAGCCTCTACTTTAAGATACATCTCAGTAAGAAGTCTCTCTAGTCTAGCTATTCTTTGTAACTGGTTTAGTTTATTCTTTTTCATTAGTAAGGAGGATTATATTCTTTTTTAGCCTCTCTAATATACTCTAACTCTCTTTGTATATAATCTATAGCTTTTTCTAAATCTTGCTCCTCTGCTCCTTTGTGTGAAGCTCTAACTAAATACTTAATAGCATTACCTCTATTGAAGTTTAGCTTGTAGTCTTGGATAAAGTCTATTACATCATATCCCTTACCATTCTCATAGTGTTTATAAGTGGCTCTCATACTATAGCATTATCTAGTTTCTCTATTAAGTGCCTTATCTCACTTCTCTCAAACTTACCACTGATCTCAGCATTGTAAGTCTTAAAGGTTAGATGATACATATCTTTCTCAGTATCCCCTTTACTTTCTTTCTTTCCTAAATAGTCTATTCTTAAATTCAATTTCATTTTGTTATAAATTTAGCTAATTCTATGTATCTATCTTTCATATTATTTTTTTCTACTGCTACCTCATCAAAAGTAATTTTAGTAATACTTGGTAAGTCTCTAAATAACTCAAAAGCATAAAAAGTTAATACAGTGCCATCCTCTAGCTCCATATTAACCTCTCCATTATTACCTCCCCATAGGGATACAGTTTTGTCTATATAAATTTGTTTACTCATTGTTTATTCTTTTAAGCTCTACTACTATAAAAAATAGTCCTAAAGCAATTAATACTCCTACTATAATCATAATTTTACCTCCATAAATACAGTATGCTCCTTACAGGACTCACATACATCAGTATCAATCCATCTATCAGCAAAACAGCACTCAGATACTTCTACCCAGTTCTCCTCTACTTCTCTAGATCTAATCCAATCTCTTATTGGTTTTGGTAGTCTAAATCTCATATCTAAGTCTTACTAAGTTCCACCAAGTTAAGTGCTGGTATTCATTCTCTGTAAAGACATATACTCTACCTTTTTTGTTTATGATACAGTGTAATCCTGTTTCTAGTACTTTGTGTTTCATTGTTCTATATGGTTTTTAATTAATAAATCTTTTATCTCTTCTAATTGAATAACATTTAATAAGTTATAGATATCTTGAGTACCTACAAATACTGAGTATAAATCTATACTAGGAGCTGAGCCTACATAGTCATAGGTTTGCTCTTCTCCCTCATTAAAGTCATACTCTACCCATAGAGTTACATCATTTAGTCTTACTTCTGTCATCATTCAATCTTAAGTTAAAGTTATCATCTCTTAGCTTTTTGTTCTGCTTCTCTAGTACCATCTCTCTAATCTCTAAAGAATTGGTATAGGTATACATCTCATAAAGGCTTTTAGCTAAAGAGTCTAGTGTTTTGTTATCTGGTTTAGCCTCTTTCCATTTTACAAACTGATTAGCTATAGCCTCAAAGTTTGCTTCAAATAGTTGTTTCTCTAGTATATTCACTTGTTATCATTAATTTTAAGCTAACTACAAAATTGTTTATAACTTTCCAAATTAATTAACAATTACTTTTTTTTAAAGTACTCATTCCATACTCTAGGCTCATCCTCTTTATACCTATTTATAAGAGTAGCTTGAGACTCTGTAAGCATATATACTTCTTTTTTTACTTTGCTCCTGTCCCACATAGTAGTCTTAGGACAGTCCTTATCATCTATCTTAGGCATCTCTAGAGTATTTAGCCAGTAGAGATAATTACCTTTAGGATCATTGACAAAGTATATCTTAACTACATCCTCTTCTAAGCTCATTAGATTATCGTATTTAGCTTTCTCTAGTAGTTTGGTCTCATAGTACTTATTTCTAAATTTCATCTCTACAACAGTCTTTAAACCCTTTGGAGTATATCCACGTGCATCATAAAAGGTATTCTCATTCCCACACCATTCTAACTTCCATCCATCTAGATTAAGTAAGCCTATGGTAGCTTTCTCATATTTCTCTACTATATTCATTCAGTTGGTTTTTGTATGCTTTCAAAGTGCTTATTAAGTTCATTAATCCATCTCTGGTATGTTTTGAAGTTACAAGAGGTACAAGATGGTTTTTGATATTTTCTCTTATATACCTCTGAGTAGTACCTAGCTATCATCTCAAACTCTTTAGAGGTTACTTTGTTCCCCTCTTTATTTCTAAACTGCTCCCAGTTATTGTATTGTTCTAAAGTCATTTTCTTTTAAAATAATTATCTAGTTTATCTCTTCTCTCTTCACAGCCACAGTCCTCTCCCCAAATCTTTTTTACTATCCACTGTATTCCTGTAGCTTTAAATATCTTCTCTAATATTGTACCTACTTTCATTTATTTGTTTTTTAATATGTCTCACTGTATTGTATAATGAATAGTAACTTATCCCTGTCTCTCTACTAAGTTGAGCTATCTTTTTACCATTCTCAAAGACCTCCTCATAAATAGTCTTATAGTATATCTTTTTTAGTACCTCACTATCATAGTCTAAGTCCTCTCCATCATAATCAATATAATTAGACTCTAGCCACTTAGTTATAGCTTCCATCTTATGTACATTATTAGGCTCTGTATACTCCTCATCTTCACACTCTGGTAGATAGTCTAAGTCTAGAAGCTCTATCTTTTTTTCTTTCCTCTTAAGATCAAAAACCATATTCCTAAGAATAACATAGCACCCATAGAAATTAGGACTATTCTCATCATAAGAGTAATCCTTACCTATCATTTTTATATAAAACTCCTGTACAATATCTTTTGCAGTATCTATATTACAGCCTAAGTCCATAACATAGCCTATCCAGAGTCTCTGATATTTATAGAGTTTACTCAGCATCTCTAGTATAGGATAAAGATATTAATAGTACCCCAAGCATTAACTGATATATAACTTGCTTCCCCTCTTCCTTATACTCTTCATCATATAGGAATAAAAAGACAAAACCTGTAATAATGTTAAATTGAATCACAGGGCTGTACTTATCAGTATAGGCAATCAAAAATAGTAATAAAACTATAAAGCTGGTTAGTATGTATAAAATCATAGCTTAATTTTTTCTTAAAGCTACAAAATTTTTTTAACATTTATTTATAATCCACAGTATCCACTATCACAGTCTGTAAAGTCATCTTCAAATAAAACCATCTGTTTAAGGCTTTTTTTTATATCTTCATAGGTAATATTAATCTTAAAAGTCCTAGCACCATAACCAGCAGTATTCTCTTGATCTACAAACCACTGATATTTATTAGGATGCAAATCACTCATATATTTTAGTAGTACAGGGTTTCTATGAAAGCATCCTACACAATTATTCATATAAGCGAATCTCACTGGTTTATCTTTCCAGTATTTCTCTATATGGTCTTTGTAGATATTATCTTCTATTAAAGGGAAGCTAGGTTTTTGCCATTCTATATCTGACCATTTGTTTCTAGTCCCTCTTTTACCTACTATATCTTTATATAAAAGAAAGCCATTTTCACTACATCTATCTAACATACTTTTAGCTCTTCTAGTTTCATTAGCTCTATAGCCTATCCTCATCTCTACTGGACTGTCAAATTTTTGTTTCCACCATTCATAAATAGGTTTTTGTTTCATTTCTTGACTACAAAATCTTTGCACTGTATTAGGTAAGTATTTCTTATCTCCTCTAATTATAACCTCATCAAAAGTTTTACCCACTAACCATATAATATCTTGACCTATAAACTGCTCTAAGTCTAGCATAGTATAAATTATAGCATCCTCCTCTAAAGTTCCTATAAATTCTCTACCTATTCTATCACTTACTATCTGTCTTATCTTTTGATCTGGGAAGATGCACTTAGTATCACTTGTGGTAACTAAAGCAAATACATTATAATCAGCTGGATAGTGTTTAGCTATGTAGCTTGAGGTTTTACCTCCACTTAAACTATTTACTGTTTTCATACTTTTTTTAAGAATTGTTTAGCTTTCACATCCTCACTT